ACAGGCATTTCTCTCTCCGAGCCCAGGGGGTTGCAATTTGGATCATGTTCTAGGGAGTACTTTGCAAAACCTGTAACATTGCCATTGACTAGGAGGAACTTACTGTGATAAGGGGACGACTGATGAGACTTGTTGCAATCATTGGGATTGCTTGTGCTGTGGTTCTGATTGTGCTAGCGGTACGCGGTTACTTGCGTCCGATCCCGCGTGACACGAATGACTTCGAGCGGACACTAGCCGCCTGCCGAATCGTGGAGAGCCTGTCTGACGACTCGCTCAAGGCATACCCTCACGCGACGTCGGTCCTGTTCTACGTGGCAGGCATGCAGGGTCAGGTACATGACACAGCGCGTATCCTCACGTCAGCCGCTCAGCGGGCACACCCGGACCGCCGTCGCGTGCCTGACTCCTACGTGGAAAATCTCCGCGCCGCGTGCCGAGACTTCCGGGCTGGGGAGGGCAAGTAACATGCCGGGCAAAATTGGTCAAGCGATTCGTGAGGACATCCGAGACTTAGGCGAATTGTTCGGAGTCGATCGGACTCGTGCCCAGCTTGCCATCCGGCTTGCTGATGAGGTTGACTCCGATCAGTCTGGAGGCAAGTACATCCCTCAGCTTGCAAAAGAGTTACGGGGTGTACTCTCTGACTTGATGGGTGCGGGTACGGATCCGAATGAGGATGATGACCTAAATGACTTGGGAACCCCCGACTGAATATCGGGAACAACTCAAAGAGCTTTACGGATTGGAGTGTGTTCCGGCATGGGGTACTCCAAGAAATCTAAGCCGCCCAACACTAGGCGGCAAGTGGGCAAAGGTAATGACAAAGCTAGGTACTCCGCCGATGCCCTGGCAACGTTACGCAGCAGACGTAACGCTAGAAGTCGATCCTATTACCGGATTTTTGTTCTACATAGGCGCTGGATTCAGCGTCATGCGTCAACAGGGCAAAACGGCAATGGACCTAGGCTTTATGGTTCATCGTCAAATGGCATGGAAGCGGCAACGCATCCAGTATAATGCTCAGACTCGTGGCGATGCTCGTAACCGGCTTGAGGATGAATTCAAGCCAATGTGCGAGGAAGCATTCGGTACGGGCAAGACAAGTCGAATGCAGTACCGCATGAGCAACGGGCATGAAGCTTTCATATGGAAACCTCAGCGCTCGCTTATCGTCATAGCTAGCAACACGGAAAAGGCTGGGCACGGTCCGCCGCTTGACCTAGGTGTGATTGACGAATCCTTTGCTCACGAGGATGACCGCGTGGAGCAAGCCATGGGTCCCGCGATGCTGACCCGACGGAACGCACAGCTCTTGTGGTCCTCAGCGGGTGGCACGGAAAAGTCTTTGTGGCTGAACAAGAAACGATCCGCCGGACGCTTGCTCATCGAGAATTACTGGCGGACCGGTCGAGAGAATCGGGTTGCTTACTTTGAGTTTTTCGCGCCCGAGGACATGGACCGTGCGGACCCTGTCACGTGGCATGCGGTTATGCCCGCAATGTGCCCGGATCCTGTGTGTCACTGTGACCCTGAGGGAGTTTGGTTTCATACATGTTTTGAGGCTTCCGTTCAGGGATCTCTTGAGAGCATGGATCCGGCAGAGTTTGACCGTGCGTACCTGAATCGCACAAGGAAGTTTGTGCCTCCACAGGATCCTAACGTTCCTCGCGCTGACTGGAGAGAGTGTGTAGACAAGGAAGCAACTCCTGACCTTGACTTGCTGGCATTCGCTATCGATGTCTCACCACAACGTGACTGGGCATCAATTGGTCTTGCGTCGTTCACCACGGATGGCAAGGTATACGTGGAGCTGATCGATAGACGCAAGGGAGTTGACTGGGTAATACCAGCAATCGTAAAGCTTAAGGCACTGTGGATGCCGGTCGCTATCGGTGTGGACCCTAAGGGCCCAGCTGGGGCTCTCATCCCCGGGCTCAAGGATGCGGGAATCGATGTGCCAGAGGATCCGGAGGAACCTCAGCGCGGTGACCTTTTCCTCTGTGACTTCACACAGGCGGTTATCGCGTGTGGCCAGATGGTTGACCACATCAAACAGCACTCGCTTGCACATCGGGATCAGGTGTGGTTGACGGCGGCACTCAACGGAGCCCGTACCCGCACAGCGGTTGACGCGTTCCTCTGGGCACGTATCGCGACGCTGAATACGAACCAAGTCGACATATCACCACTAGTCGCTACCACGGTGGCAGTGCGGACGCTCAAGGCTCGTGCGGACGCTGTGTCAGCTCTCCCGTATGACCCTGTTGCCAACATCGGATGACGAACGACACGCTTGACAAGTGTGAGAGGGTAGTGTTATGGGCGGAGGAACGCGCTAGGATGTTTCACGTGAAACGAGTCGCCGAACGGATGCGCTCGCGCGGGCATGCGCTCGCGCTGTGGGGTGCAGGTAGGCTAGGTACAGCACTCCGCACGGTCCCCGGTTGGCTGGGCATTGTGTCAATCTCTTACGGATGCTGGATGGCATGGGAACCACTGGGCTTTGTGGTTTTCGGTGCTTTCATGATTGTACTTGACCGGAGGACCTAATGGGGCTTTTTGGTAAGCCTAAGCCACGTACCTATATGGCTCAGCGTTCCGGTTGGCCGATCATTTCAGTGGACACGTACCACTCCTATTTTGGTGCCACACCTGAAACGTCTTTGCAGAACGTAGCGGTTCAGGCAAGCATTGACTGTCTTGCGTCGCTCTGCTCGGAACTTCCGGTAGGTGTGTTCCGAGGTAAGGAATCAGAGCGAACAGAGATCCCAGCCTCACAGCATCCATGGTTGTTCGACCCATCGGGCGACGGCAGGGGTAATGAGGACTTTGCATATCAGGTACTCGTGTCGTGGTTGATGCGAGGCAACATGTATGTTGAGCCACTTGTCATTAGTCCGCGTGGTGACTTCCCGATTGCGTATGACATCAAGTCACCGGACAAAGTCACTCCCCGTGTGAAAGATGGAGTGGTTTCCTGGGTTCTGAATGGTGAGCGTGAATTTGAATCCGGTCGCAAGGTTGGTCAGCTTTCCCATTGGCGCATCAACCCGCGTCCGGGGCAGTTGCTCGGCATGGGTGTGATTGAGAACCACATCAACACAGTTATCAAGCAAGGGGTTACAGCGGCTAGGTTCGGTGCGAAATTCTTTGAGGATGGCGGGCACCCCACCGCGATGCTTCGTAACACAATCGTCAGTCTGGATGACAACCAGACAAAGGCGATTAAGGCAAAGTTTCTCGCCGCGCTCCGTGGGGGTAGCCGTGAGCCTGTGGTTGTCGGAAAGGGTTGGGAGTACGAACCACTTTCAGTTAATCCAGAGGAGTCTCAGTTTCTTGAGACTCAGGGCTACACGAGTGCTGAGTGTGCTCGCCTTTTCGGTCCGGGAATGCCTGAGATTTTGGGTTACGAGACCAAGAGCAGTCTGACGTATTCCACTCTGGAATCGCGGATGACTCACCTTTTGGTGCTGACTGCTAATCGGTGGTTCCGTCGACTTGAGCGCGTGTATACGACGATGCTCCCACGCGGACAGTATGCACTGCTGGATCGTAATGCAGTGTTGCAGACTACGGTAATGGAGAGGTTTAAGACTCACGCTATCGCTTTGGCGAGTGAGTTTAAGACCATCAATGAGGTTCGCGACGCTGAAAATCTTCCTCCGGTTGAATGGGGCAACGAACCTCGGGACAAGTCCGGACCACAGCAAGTGATGAATGTTGGCAATCAGGATGATGACGGAGAGTGACACATGCCCGCCCCGTTGCGTGATTTGACCTTGGTTCGCGCCGTGCGCTCTCCAGTGCTGACGCGCGCCACTGATGAGGAATCCGCTAGTGATTCCATCGCCACGATGGAAGTCCGATTCGCGCCGTTCGACGTGTGGTACCGGATTGAATCTTGGTGGGAGGGGACTTTTCTTGAGCGCGTCCGTCACGGCGCGTTTGCCAAGACAATTGACGAATCCCTGCGGGAAGATGGAACGTCAACGGTCAAGGTGATGTTTAACCACGGAACCGATATGACGGTTCATCAGAAACTCCTGGGCATTCCTGAGAGTCTGTCTGAGGAAGAAGATTCGCCGCTGGGTGTGGTTCCTCTGTTCGACACGTCATACAATCGGGACTTGCTTCCTGGATTGCGCGCGGGTGCTTACGGTTCCTCGTTCATGTTCCAAGCACTCAATCACGAATGGGTTGAGGAGCCTGAGCGTTCGGAACACAATCCGGACGGACTTCCTGAGCGCACTGTGACAGAGGTTCGCCTTTTTGAGTTCGGTCCCGTGACGTGGCCTGCCAACCCGTCCGCAACTTCCGGCATCCGGTCGCTTACGGACGATTGGTATGAGCACTTGCGGAGTGTCGACTCTGCACAGGTGGAGGAGCTTCGTAGTAGAGTGGAAGCGCGACGCACCGGGAAGGGTGGCACGGCCGGTTCGACCACCGAACCCCCCGCCCCGGCCGCTGAGACCTCACCGATACGGGCCGGTTCGACCACCCGCACGGGACTCACAGCCGCACAGCGGCGAGCCAAGATGTTTGCATATCTCGGATGAGGTGAACAATCACAATGACTATTGCAGAGCTTAGGGCTCTCATCGAGAGTGCCGCTCAGTCTGCTCAGTGGCGGCAGGCGATTGAGGGTGTGGAAACCCTCCGGCGGAACATCCACACGGCGGCGGGGGATGACCCGCTGAATGATGATCAGTCCCGTGACTGGGATGCTCTGGATGAGCTTGAGCCGCGTGCCCGTGAGGGACTGAGGGTGGCGGAAGCCACGGAGCGGCGCGAGGAAGCGCGTAGGCGCTTTGGATCTCAGGGCTTGCTCAATCGTGTGGATCCGTTCGACGGAACCGATGCGCGAGCGATTCACCCGCGTGAGGCAAGGGACAAGGCTCTTGCTCTCGTGGGTGACGAGTCTCGTGCATCGTGGCTGAGGTCGGATCAGCGCGAGCGTCTTGACGGGCTGTTCCGCGCGAACACTCAGAACGTGTCCGGTACGTATCTCGCGCGTCTTGCTCTGCTCACGGAGTCTGAGCTTTACCGTGAGGCGTGGATGCAACTCATGACGCGGACTCAGCCCGTGCTGACAACGGAACAGGCACGGATGGTTCAGGAAGTCAACGAGCTTCGTGCAATGGAGGGTGGCACGGACGCTGAGGGTGGTTTCGGTGTGCCCGTGCTCATCGACCCGACCATCATCCTCACCGGTCAGGGTCACCCGAATGACATCCTTGGTCTTGCGCGAATCGAGACCATCACCACGGATGCGTGGAAGGGTGTTAGCTCCACGGGTGTCACGTGGAAGTTCCGGGATGAGGAAGCGGCCGCTACGGACGGAAGTCCTACGCTCGCTCAGCCCGTGGTCAATGTCCATCGCGCGGACGGATACATTCCGTATTCGTTTGAGGTTGGGCAAGACTATCCTGGGTTCGCTCGTGAAATGGCCACTCTGCTCGATGAGGGCTGGAATGAGCTTGTGGTTGAAAAGCTCACGGTGGGTGCGGGTGACGGTTCCAATGAGCCTTACGGAATCGTGACCGCGCTGGACGCGAATACCAATGTGGAAATCGCGACCACTACCGCCGGTACTCTCGGCGCGGTGGACATCAACGGCGCGTGGGCGGCTCTGCCGATTCGTTACCGCGCTCCGAACGCCCGTACCGCGTGGATGCACTCCACGGACGTCAACGGGACGGTTCAGGAACTGGGCACGACTGAGGGCACGTTCACGGTTGACATGACCGCTGAGGGTGTCACGGTGCTCAAGGGTCGTCGCGTGTATGAGAACGACTACATGGCCGATATGGCTACGGGCACGGCGGCTGCGAACCTGACTGTTGTGGGTGACTGGAGAAACTTCCTTGTTGCTCAGCGCGCGGGCATGTCCGTGGAACTGATTCCGCATGTGTTCGACACGACCACGAACATGCCGACGGGTCAGCGTGCGTGGTTCGCTTGGGCTCGGATCGGTGCTGACAGCATCAATGATCTGGGCTTCCGGATGCTTCAGAACAAGACAAGCTGATCCGGCTGACTGACTGTGCGGCTGGAGATGTTCCCAAGTCATCTCCAGCCGCGCGGCTACCTGGGAAACCTGGGAGTAGGGAGAACACGAGAGTGATTGTCTACGCAAAGTCGACACACGTAGTCGCGTGGAGCAACGGCCGAACGTCTCTCACAAAGGGAGACGCTTGGGAATCCACAAGTGATTTCGTGCGCGAGCGTCCCGACTTGTTCACCAAGGAAGCCCCGGAGGGTGCCGTCAAGGGTGTCCGTCGGAAGTCTCCCCCACCCATCACCACAGCTACGCGGGCACCGGGCGAGACTCGGAAGGGTTCCCAGAGGTGACCAAGGAACTGATCCGGACTGAACCCCCATCGATCGATGGGGGTTCAGTCCTACTCGCGTATGTTCATCCTGGCACAGTAGTTCATCATAACTTCCACTCATCCATGATGAACCTTTTGCGGTATGACTTCGTTCACTCGGATCGAATCGGCAGAGTAGGCGGGCCAGTTGCTATCCGCTGTGGAACTGGCGGATTGGTGGAGGCTCGCAACGAGTCCGTTAGGTATTTCCTTGCTCAGGGCACTGCCGAATGGTTGTGGTTGGTCGACACGGATATGGGCTTCCGGCCGGACATCCTTGAGCGATTGATTGATGCGGCCGATCCGGCTGAGCGTCCCGTCATGGGTGCGCTGTGCTTTGGCATGCGGATGGCGGAGTCTGATGGGTTCGGAGGGTTCCGCTCACTCCCATTCCCGGTGCTGTATGACTGGGCTATGGATAGTGACGGAGCCGTCGGATTCTCAACCCGATTGGACTACAGCCCTAACACAGTTACTCGGGTTGCTGGCACCGGTGCCGCGTGTCTCCTGATTCATCGATCCGCTATCACTAAGCTTGTGGAGCGGTATCCGAACGGAGTGTTTGACCAGACTCGGTATCCGAATGGCAAACCTGTGAGTGAGGATTTGTCATTCTGCTGGAGACTGACTCAGGCTGAAATTCCAATTTTCGTACACACTGGAGTGCAGACAACTCACTGCAAGACAGTGTGGGTGAGTGAAGACACGTATGTCACTCATCGAATCGCTATGGGAACCGCTGTGAGGGTGGAGGAAAAGTAATCATGCGTGGCGCGGTTTACGACACTGCTGAGGTTCGGACAGCTCTCAATCCGGATGTGTACGCGGACGATGCTGCACACAACGGCAACACGATCGACATGATGGATGGTCGCGCTCAGTCTGTGTTGTTCATCCTGGCGACCGGAGCTATCACCGGTAACACTGATCCGTCATTGGCTGTGACTCTTGAGGTCAGCTCTGATGGCACGACATTTGAGGATGCGGCGTCCGGTGACTTGGTGGGGGATCTTCCCACGCTTACCGATGCGGATGCCGAGACGACTCACGTGATTGGCTACTCGGGTGCGTCCCGGTATGTGCGACTAGTGGTCACGGCGGCGGCGTCCGCAACGGATACGGCGTTCCTCGCCGCTATCGCTATCATGGGTGGTGTGACCCGACGCGCGGTAACCCACGCTGAGTACGCGGCAAGCTGATGGCAGCAACGGCTACAGTCGGACACGATTCCGATTTGGTGGACTTGGACGATTGTGAGGTCACTGACCTCACGGTTACCGGAACGCTGGACATGTCGTCAGCAACAAGCGTCATCCTTCCGACGTCAATAGGTACGCTGACACTTACACCGTGAGGTCATGATGGGTGCAACCGGAATTGTGGGATCGGATCCCACAAAGTTTGGCGAGAGTGGCGGCACAGTTACCGGCACACTGACTGTGACCGGTACGGCAGACTTCTCAGCCGCTACGGTGAGCCTGCCGTTTACAGCACTTAACCGGCTGCATGTGCTTGGGCTCAAGGATGCCGTTCCGGCTGGGCTTCCGGCTGACACCCTGATTCTCCGTCGTTCCACTTCCAAGACGGTTACCCCAGCCCCGAGACTCACGTCTCGTGTCAAGATCTACGATGACTTTGAGCGTGACGACACAACATCGGGGCTGGGGGTAGCCACGTGTGGCGAGGATTGGACGAACAATAACACTCACTTTGGAATCAGTTCTGGTAAGTGTTACAAATCCTCTGGCACTGGACCCGCACGTGTGTTCACTCTCATGGAGAGTGGAGCAACCTCTCTTGAGATTAATGCCTATGTGACTACTGCAACCTCAGTCAGTACTACTGGCACGGATACCGGCTTTATGCTGCGATCCCTAGGTGATACCGCGTCTCAAGGGGGTCAGCTCTACGTCTCCCTCAGGAAGATAGGCGCGACGAACAGTATTCGCCTGTTGCACCGGACCGACACATCAGGTGCGGTCACCGTGCTAGCTCAGAACACGAGTGCTGGACTTGCAGACGCAACCACATACCTTGTGCGGATTGTGTTGTCTAGCACTAGCTTTGAGATCTTCCTAGACGGTGTGTCCAAACTTACGCACACACTGAGTAGTGAGGTTGATACCGCGCTTACCGGTACGATGGTGGGCATTACGTTCACGGGTAACGATGTGGGTTCCCTAATTGCGGATATGTACGTCATTGATGAGGACGTGACGGATCCCCCGCCGGTTGCGGATGCTCGATTCGTTCTGCACAGGGGTTCGCCTATGTATCTTGCTGACACAACTGAGGAACAAGTGTCAGCGCTGGACAATGTTCCACACACCATGCACGGTGTGGAAGTGGATGCGCGACTCCCTAGCGACTGGGCGACTACTGGCAAGGTGTACCTCTGCCATGATTCCACGATTGACCGCACTGCCCCGAACGGCGGAACCGGTGCAGTCTCTAGTCTGACCTCTGCCCAGCTTGATACAGCGGGCATTGAGGACTTGGAAACGTACCTCACAGCGGCTATCGCTGAGGGATATTCAGACATCCTTGTGCAGCACTACACTACGAACACTGTCGCTCAGCTCACACCGATCGTTACCATTCTGAATCAGTTCGACACTACGCGACTTGTTCTGATGACTAGCGCCACGGCTGGGGCTACTCCAGCGTTCCAAGCTATCCGGGATGCGGGATGGAATGGCCGTGTGGGGTGCTATGGGCTTACAGCGGCTAACTGGGCAACCCACTCCGCGAATATCGCAACGTATGAGTGCACGATTGGGTTTGTGCCACCCGGGGATGATGGCTACTACACTAACCGTGCTCACGTTGCCACGATGATTGCAGCGGGCTTGCTCGCTGGAGTGAGTACCGTAGAATCCCCGTTTACGATTGACGATGCTCTGTCGGATGGTTGTAGTTACATCCTGACGGACTATCCATATGCGGTTCTCGGTCGCACGGGGCTCACGTATCGATGGTCAGTGTGGAACGGTTCAGCAGAGTCTTTCACTGACGCTCTGCTAGGAGTGACGTATGACTGAGGTTAGGCAGTCTGATTCCGTTGTGCTGACGTCACAGTGGACAGACTACAGTGGTGGAAGCAACGTAAATCTTGACGCGACTCCGAGTATCACGATTACCCCAGCGGCGGGGGGTAGTGCGATTCTGGGACCGACTACCACAGGAGTCAGTAATCCCGTTACTGGAGTCTATGCGTATACGTGGTCACCTACCACGAGTGTCGACGTTGGCAATTATGTTGTCTCGTGGGCTGGGCTCTACGATGGTGATGCGGTTACTGCTACTGAGGTTGTGGAAGTTTTACCGGAAGCGCAAGATTCCTACATTGCGCTTGCTGATTTCAAATCAATGATGAAAATTACGGACACTGACCGTGATGACGATTTGCAGGAAGCGCTGTATGCAGGTGCCCGTAGTATTGATGAATTCTGTCATAGGCGGTTCTACCTAGACACTACGGCTACCGCGCGTTCGTTTGCGCACAAGGGTAGAGTGTTCCGGGAGAGCGGTAGTGACGTGCTCATCGTGCCGGACATTGGTGATATTACCGGCTTGACAGTTGAGGTTGGTAGAACATCGTGGACGGCTATCACAACGTCAATTGATGCTGAACCGCTTGACGCAATAGTCAAGGGTCGTCCCGTGACTCAGCTCAAGTATGTGGGTGGCCGCTACCCCACAGGTACAGACTTGATTCGCGTAACGGCTCTGTGGGGGTGGCCTAGCATTCCGTACCCTGTTCTCAGAGCGAATCGCATCCTTTCCACTCGTTACTATAAGCGGAAGGACTCTCCTGAGGGAGTGGTAGGGTCCGCTGAATGGGGAGCTATCCGAGTCAGCAGAATGGATCCGGACGTGGAAACGTTGCTCGGTCCGTTCGTAAATGATGGGTTGGCCTGAGCATGGATCTCACACTCGTAACCGATAGAATCGCTGTAGCGGCGGGTACTGTGACTATGACTCCGCCGCTCACGTCAATCGGATACGTTCCTGATTCCGTGACTGAGCCTATGGGATTCTGTGCGGACACAGACATTGAGTTTGACAAGTCTTACGGTAGAGGGATGGACAAGCTCACCATTGTCTACCGAGTGCTTGTGTCTCGTGCGGACGATAGGGCATCATCCGCGTATCTTGACGCACTGATGAAAGGCACTGGAGTCACTAGTCTCAAGGCGGCTATTGAGGCGACTCGGGGTGGTCCGGGATCCGGTGCGCTCAGTGGAGCGGCGGATGATTTGCACGTTACGCGCGCTACGGCCCGTAGATGGTACGTGCATAATGGGGTAACATACTTAGGTGGAGAGCTGACCATCGTGGTTATCGGTTCGGGAGCGTGACATGACATTCCTCGTGCTAACGAATGTGAGAGCATTCCAGGGAGGGTGCGACTTTACCGGAGTCGGTAACAAGGTAGCTTTTGGCTCCGAGGTTGAGGAAAAGGACACAACCACATTCGGATCAGGTGGGTGGAAAGAGGTTATTGGGGGGCTGATTGAGACAGACGTGACGTCTGAGGGCTACTGGGAAGCGGGTGACTCCGCAAAGATTGATGACAGACTGTGGGGTGATCTAGCTGGACTAGAAGCCTATTCCGTCGGTCCGAACGGTGCGACTGTGGGAGAGCTTGCGTACCTGACTAAGCTTTTGCATTCGTCATACAGTGCGCTTGGGTCCGTGGGGGACGTTGCTCCATGGTCTGCCAAGGGCAAGGGTTCGTGGCCCGTAGTCAAGGGCGTGTGGGCTCATCCTCCGGGCACAGCACGCACGGCGACCGGTACGGGCACGGCGGTTCAGCTAGGCGCTGTGACCGCCGGACAGAGGCTCTACGCGGCACTCCACGTCTTGTCCGTGAGCGGCACGGACACACCGACCATCACATGCCGAGTGGAGTCCGATGCGGCTGACACATTCGGTTCAGCAACTACACAGCTTACGTTTACTGCCGCTACCGGGGTCACTGGAGAAATCCTCCGCACAGACGCGAGTGCTATCACTGACACGTGGTACCGCTTTGGCTGGACAATCTCCGGAACTGATCCGTCATTCCTGTTTGCTGCTACGTTCGGTGTGAGGTGACCCGATGACCAAGATGGTTCTGACGTCTGAATTCCTGTCCATCAACTCGAATGATCTCAGCACGTACCTCAACAAGTGTGAGGTTGTGGTAGAGGTTGACGAGAAGGAAGTCACTACCTACGGATCCGGGGGGTGGAAGGAATATCTTGGTGGACTCAAGGCGGGTACGCTTGCCGTTGAGTTCAAACAGGATTACGCGGACAACGCCCTTGATGAGATCATGTGGGCTCTGCTGGGCACCGTGGTTCCCTTTGAGGTTCGTCCGACCTCTGCGAATGCGGGCACATCAAACCCATCTTATGAGGGAGACGTGCTGATTTCCAAGTGGTCCCCCATTGAGGGATCCATTGGGGATGAGGCAACGGCTAGCGCTACGTGGCCAACGTCCGGGGCAGTCACGAGGGAAACCACGTAACATGGCTGACGAAGCGCCTATTTCCATTGAACTAGATATGAAGCGCGGAATTGATTCGCTTGTCCGCGCTATCAGGGCTGAGCAGAATGGGAAGGTGCTTCGTCGCGAACTAGCCTCTGAAATGAGGGATGCGCTCAAGCCTGCCGCTCAGGCTGCTAAGTCCTCTATCATGGGCATGTCGTCGTCCGGGCGGGGGAGTGCGTCTCCCCCGCTCCGAACGGCAATCGCACGGAGGATCGCACCACAAATCCGCTTGTCGGGTCGTTCCACAGGAGCAAAGGTCAGAGCACGAAAGATCAATACTCGTGACTTCTATAATGCTCCTAAGCGTTTGAACCGTGCTAGCTGGAGACGTCCGGTATTCGGATCGGACGAATGGATTGACCAAGTGGGTAAGCCCAATTGGTTCGATGATGCAATGAAAGATCACGCAACACAAGCCAAAGAGGGAGTTGTCAACGCTATGGAAGCCATGGCTAAGCGGCTCGCTCAACGAACTGAGAATGGATGACCTGGGATGTTCATCACGTATCGGCCAGAGGGCACAGAGGACGAGTCGGAAATCCAGCGGTGGAAGTGGGATCCGAACAAGGTTCGTGCGTCCGAAGCTGAGATCATGGAGCGTAGGGCAGGCGTCACGTTTGTTGAGTTCTCTGCCAAGATTTTGCAGGGTGACGCGCACTGCCGTCGTGTTCTGCTGTGGGCTCTGACAAAGCGTCGCCATCCTAGTGTCAAGTTTGAAGACATTGACTTTGCTTGGGATGAGCTTAAGGTTGAGTACTCCAAGAGTGAGTATGGGCTCATGCTTGAGCAAATCAAGGAAACGCTTACCGGTGCGGAATTGGAAGCGGCAACCATCAAACTGACTGCCGAGATGATGGCTGCATATGACGATGAGGATGATGAGGGAAAAGCCCGCTTGCCCGTCGCAGAGTAAGGCACTTGGGTAACGCTGCGCATTTACTGGGCATTGTGGGTAGAGACTGGGACACCTTAACGTATGAGGAAGCCATTCATTACTTGAATTGGCTTGACGAATACGCAAAGGAACAAGCTAAGGCTAGTTCAGGGAAGTGAGCTAAATGGCGTCCGATACGTCTCTTATCTTTAACCTCATTGCGAAAGACAAGGTTACTGCCGCACTGAACAAGGTTAAGGACAAGACTGCCCGCGTAGCTCAGGCTGCGGGTGCGGCATCGGCCGCGGGGCTGGGGATCGGACTTGCTAACGCGCTTGACGTGTCTAAGGCAAGCGCAAAGCTCACAGCTCAATTGGGGGTTGGTCCTGAAAAGGCCGCTGAGCTTTCCAAGGTTGCGGCCGACCTCTATAAGGATGCTTGGGGAGACTCTACAGAACAAGTGGGTGCCGCCGTCCGCGCAGTGTATCAGCAAATCGGAACGGCACCGGGTGTCAAGGGCAATATTCAGGGCATCACTCAGAGCGCGCTTGCTCTTGCTCAGACGTTCGATGTTGACGTGTCTCAGGGTGCAGCCGCAGCCGCACAGATGATGCGTACAGGACTTGCAGACTCCGCATCGGAAGCGTTCGACATCATCACAAAGGGTTTTCAGTCCGGAGTGGACAAGCAAGGCGATTTCCTCGACACCATCACCGAATACGGGACTCAGTTCCGTAAGCTGGGAATCACCGGTGCTCAGGCAACCGGCATCCTGTCTCAGGGGCTCAAGGCGGGTGCTCGCGACGCTGACAAGGTTGCGGACTCCATCAAGGAATTCTCAATCCGCGCTATCGACGGTTCTACGATGACCGCTGAGGGCTTCCGGATGCTCGGGCTGGACGCGGGTCGAATGGCTGACGACATAGCGGGCGGGGGATTCAAGGCCACTCAGGCACTTGACCTCACCTTGGATCGGCTCAGAGGCATCAAGGATCCGGTAGAGCGATCGAATGCCGCTGTGAAGCTGTTCGGCACTCAGGCTGAGGACTTGGGCGATGCTCTCTATGCCCTTGACCCGTCAAGCGCTGTGCAAGCACTCGGCAAGGTGGGTGGCGCGGCGGATCAAATGGCCAGCACCCTAGCTAGCTCCCCCGCCGCTGCAATCGAGTCATTCAAGCGTTCCGCCGTGGCCAGACTCGGTGAGATCACGGGTTCGATCCTCCAATTCGGCATGGCGAATCAGGGTGTTGTGGTTCCTGCAATCGCCGTGATTGGTGGATTGGTAGGCGTCATCACTGCTGTGCACGTCGGAATGATGGCATGGAATGCGGCAACAACCGCGTGGACAGTTGTCACTAAGGCGGCTACGGCCGCACAGTGGTTGATGAACACTGCTCTACTTTCCAACCCGATTACCTGGGTCATTATTGCTGTCATCGCGCTTGTGGCTGCAATCGTGCTTTTGTGGAAGAAAAACGAAGCATTCCGCAATTTCATCACAGGTGCGTGGAATTGGATTCTGAATAAGATTAGAGCAGTGTGGAACTGGGTCAAGGCTAATTGGCCTTTGCTACTCGCTATCCTGACCGGTCCCATTGGCCTAGCAGTTCTGGCCATCACAAAGAATTGGGATAAGATTAAGTCAGGTGGAGCGCGGGTAATGGATTGGTTCCGTTCCATGCCGGGCAAGATACGTAACGCGCTCTCTCGGGTTGGTAGCATCGTCTCAGCACCGTTCCGGGCAGGCTTCAACGCTGTGTCTGGATTCTGGAATCGTTCGGTGGGCTCCGTGCACTTCTCAGTTCCCGGGTGGGTTCCGGGGGCTGGGGGTAAGGGGTTCAGTTTCCCAAGGATGCCGTACCTTGCTGAGGGAGGTATCATCAAGGCTCGCCGTGGCGGCACAATGGTAGTTGCGGGTGAGGCTGGACAGGATGAGGCTGTGGTTCCCCTGCCGCGTGGTGGTGGTGGTGGTGGATTCGGTGGCATGGTGCGCGTCGTGTTCGACGTCACAGGAGCTGATGAGAATATGAAGCGGATGATACGCAAAATGGTCCGCGTTGAGGGTGGCGGAAATGTCCAAGTAGCTTTTGGGCAGAGGTGACCTGATGGCTTTTCCTCAGACTGAGCTAGGTGTCATTGTTCAGCTCTACTACTCGGGCAAATGGAACACAATCACTAGTTACGTGCGTGTCAGTAACGGAATTACCATCACGCGTGGTAGAGCCGATGAGGCGTCTACCCCAGCCCCCACCAAGTGCACGCTAGTTCTAGATAACTCTGATGGACGGTTCACCGCTAACAATCCTCGCGCTGCACTCTACGGGTTGATTGGCCGTAACACTTTGATTCGTGTTCGGGTGTGGGAAGACCCACTTATTACTACTCGGTTCTACGGGTATGTGTCCGCGTGGCCTACTAAGTGGGATGTCTCGGGCAAAGATGTGTATGTGCCGATTGAGGCATACGGAGTACGTCACCTCATCATGGCGGGTAACCGGCCTGTTCAATCGGCTATGCGGCGGGGGCTCTCTGAGTCCTCAAGTTTGGCCGCGTATTGGCCTATGGAGGACGGCAAACTAGCCACGTCTTTTGCTTCCCCTATGGAAGGGGTTAGCCCTCTAGCTATCACTAATGGAACGTGTGAGCCTGCCGCGTACAGTGACGTATTCGGCTCGGATAGTCTGCCGTACATCAAGACAGCAAAGCTAACCGGATTCGTACCTAGTTACGCTGATGGTGCGGGTCAGTTCCGCATGATGATGCGTATTCCTGCAAGCACGGTTGCTAGTGACACAACCTTAGTTAACATACACACTACGGGAACTGTTAAACGGTGGCGGATCTACTATATGCAGGAAGGGGAGGGCTGCATAGGGATTGCTGCGTACAATGCAGCAGGCACTAGTGTACTAGACTTATACACTGATTTAGCGGTTGATGATAAGAATATTAGACTGACTGTAAATCTTGACCAAAATGGTACGGGTATTGATTGGCTTGTGGGTTCATACCAGCAATTTGCTAGTTTTGCTACGTATATGAACGACACACTTGCTAGTCAAACTCTTGGTAGGATTAGAGCGGTTGTTGTCAATCCTGCAAACAACCTTGGGGATGTGGTAGTTGGCCACATCACTATAGAGCCAATCGCAACAGATATTTTCAATCAATTAGCTGCGGTTAATGCGCACAATAACGAAACTGTAAATGAGCGTCTTGATAGGCTGTGCGATGAAAACGGAATCACGTACAGTGGCACGTCTACTGGCACAGAGCGTCTAGGACCACAGGGAATCGCGTCTGTTGACGAACTAATACAAGAGGCTGTGAAGCTTGAGGGATACTTGCGTGAGGATCGCGCGGGCACATCTCTCATTTATCGAGCAAATCAAGATTTGTATAATCAGGCTCCTGTGGCCACTCTTGATTACAATGAGAGTGGGCACATTTTGCCTGATCTTGAGCCAATTGACGATGACCAAGTACTGACTAACGATGTGACAGTGACCCGTCGGTACGGTATCAAGGAACGTGTGACGCTGGATACAGGAGCATTGTCCACACAGAATCCCCCGGATGGTGTGGGCATCATCAATTCAGACACGGAATTGTCATTATCGACCGACGCTCAGGCTGTGCAGCAAGCTGGGTGGCGATTGCACATAGGAACCTCTGGCAATCAGCGGTACACAAGTATTTCATACGACATGGCCACCCTGCCCACGCTCATGAGTACACTATACGCTCTGGATGTGTCATGGCCTATTGCGCTGGACAATCTTCCGGCATGGTGCCCTGAGGTTGCGGCTGTGCAGATTGTGCAAGGGTACACTGAGGTACTTAAGCCGTTTGAATGGTCGTTTGACCTAAACACTACCCCAGCCCGTGACTTTGAGGTTTTCGAGATTGAAGACACGGACAACGGACGGCTAGACACTGCTGGATCTACTTTGGCGGCAAACATCGATGCTGACGACACATCAATTTCAGTGGCATCGGCTGGGGCGCGGTGGATCGACTCAGCCACCTACGCGGCTCAGTTCCCGTTCACAGCCCGTATTGAGGGTGAGCCTGTAGTTGTTACGGCTGTGTCCGGTACGTCCAGCCCACAGACGTTCACGGTTACCCGCGCTACGGATGGCTCAGCGCGGGCACACAGCTCAGGTGCCGCCATCCAGTTGCATCCTCCGGTAGTCTGGGCACTGTAGGGAGAGTGAGAGCGTGGTCACGTTTCTAGCGGGTCAGATTCCCACAGCGGCAATGCTGCAAGCACTTGCTGACATGTTCAAAAAGGATTCATTGGATTGGACTCCGTCTTGGACTGAGGTCTCTGGATTCGAGACCAACGAAGGTTGGTATTTGAACGTAGGTAACATTTACTTTGGTTCCTGGCGAACAGAGTTCAACGCGTCAGCATCTATTAGTGGCATTGCACGTATCACCCTGCCCGCTGCAATGGAAGCGGGCGGGGGTTCTAGCGTTCAGTGGTGTGCTGGATTCTGGGGGTTCCGTGACACGAGCGGAGGAAAGCACTACAGCGGAACTTTAGGAATCTGGTCAAGCACAGGACTAGATGTGTCGTTTTGTGGATGCTGGGATCCCGGAACATCAGCACCTGAGACACGAATCACAACGGGCAAGCCGTTCACTGTAGCTGATGGTGATGTCTTGTCCGGAGGATTTATGTACCTGAACGGGTAAGGTTCACAACCTGGGAGGATGAATGAGAAGGTGTCCACACGCTAAGTGGGATCCGCTTAGCTCTACACAGACACAGCCCGCCATGGCTGCACATCGTGTGGTGTGTCTGCACACGATGGTCGGGTATCTCACGTCGACTCGTTCGATGTTCAAAGCGAACGGGTACAGAGGTACCGAATCCCACTACGGAGTGGGCGGCAAGTGGGGGAGCGATCCCTCACACAGTTACGACGGGTACGCCTTTCAGTGGCAGAGTCGTCGTTACACTGCCGATGCCAACCTGAATGGCAACCCTCACGTTATCAGCATTGAGACTGCCGATAATGCCCCAGCGGCCGCAAAGGATATCCAGCGATGGACTCCTAAGCAAGTCGCGACTATTGTTGATATCGTCGCGTGGGAGTGTTCACTGGAGGCTCACAGCGAATGTCCGTCCGGCTGGACGTGCCGTGAGGGTGTGGAGTGGAAGGGCATCCGGGTAGCCATCCCGCCCGTACTCATCCCGGACACACAGCCCGGACGGCGGGGGATCGGATATCATCGGCAGGGTGTGGACCCATGGCGCGAGAGTGGCGCTGAGAAGTGGTCTACAGCGTACGGGAAGGAATGTCCCGGCCCGGTACGCATCAAGCAACTGTCAGAGGTAATCATTCCACAAGTGCAAGCGCGACTCCTGGGAGAGGATATGCCCGTTACAAAGGCGGACGCTGAGCTGATTGCAGACACGCTCATCAAGCGTGACCGCATCACAGCCCCCAAGCGAGAGCCGAACAAGACAGACAACCCTACTTGGGCTCCTCAGAGTTTCTGGAGGGTCACGCTGGATGCGGTTGACGATGTCCGTGCCACTCTGGGAAGTACTCAGGCGGCTGTAGCTGCACTCCAGTCTGAGGTTTCTGAGCTTCGTGAGGGGCTTGTTGGGTTCGACCTTGATGCCGCTGTGGCTGCTATTGGTGCGGCGGGGGAGCGTGCCGCAGCGAAGGTGACTCAGGCGGCTGAGGTTGCGCTTGCTCAGTTCGATGCAATCAGGGTCGACGTTAACCGTGGCGAGTGATAACGGATCCACGGGGGAAAAGTCGACTGTGGATGCCGTTGTCCTTACGGCACTCGCTGAGCTGAAAGCGCTACTCGGGGAGCAGACTCGGCGGCTTGACGCGTTCATGGTTCGTTCCGATGAGTACCGGAAAAGTGACCATGATGCTATCTCACAACTGAAAACTGATATGGCTGTAATGAAAGAGTGGAAGCGAGAGTCAGACACCCGTCGGATTCCGTGGAACGGAATTGCTACTGGAGTAGCGGCTCTTGCTGGACTCGTACTCATCGTCATGCAGCTAGGCAACGTCATCAACTGGGGCTAGGAGGCTCTGATGGTTCAGGTTCAGCGTCCGTGGCGACGTACCCTCAGAACGGCTGTACAGGCGGCTGTAGCGTTCGGAATCGCGCTCCCTGGCATCTACAGTGCGGCAACCGGGAACGCCCCGGAAGCGGCAACGGGATGGGTGGGAGCGGGCATTGCAGCGTCCGCTGCACTCGCGCGCATCATGGCCATTCCCAGTGTTGACGTGTTCCTCAGTCGATTCGGGCTGGGGAGCGCGAGCCGCGCTGAGCTGCAACGCGCTACCGAGGTATAGGCCAGATACAACGAACCCCCGCCGGGCAACCGACGGGGGTTCGTTGTTGTGCGGGTCAGGTGAGACGGAAATCGGGGTCACACACCAATTCCTTTGATAGCAGCCTCAACACGGTGCGCGGGTCAATGCCGAGTGTGTGGCACAATGCTTGCCCGCACAGTCCAGCCGCTCCTATGTCTTTGAACGACGCAAGCTCCACAAGTTCCGCGACGTCCTTTGCGGCCAACTCAAGCTGAGACTTGGTCACGTATGCCATGGTGCCTCCTTTGTGGTGGTGGTGAGGGGACTACCATAGCATAAGCGAAAGCCGGACCACAACCGATGTGATCCGGCTTTCGCTTTGCTTGTGTGACTCAGGCCAGATAGTTGAGGATTAGGTCACCGGACCACATCCCCAGCCCTCCGAGTGCCAGGATCAGAACGACCACACCCTGACAGGTGCGTCCGCCCGGATGGCGGATCATCGCTTGGGCTTTCGGCCGGTTGCTCGCGTGATGTTCCGCCATGACGCGCGGCCAACCTCAGCGGATGTCCCGCCCTGAGCAATCAGCTCATTGGCCTTTGCCTCACGCTCACTCCAGTACTTCCGGGATCCGTACGGAGCGGGCTGGGGAGGGTCATACTCACGTCGTCCGCTGGACCCTCCCTCACGCCGATCCAGTCCAGCGTTTCCGTACTGACTCACGGTGGCTCCCTTCTAGTTCAGTGTGTCTTGCAGGTACACCATATCACAAGGTGCCTGCACACGGGACATGTCATGACTGTCAGGATTCCTCTACCCATAAGGGTCAGTGTATCACCATGGCCACTCAAAGAAAAAGTGGGTGATGAACCACAGCAGAGTGACCATGAGAATTGATCTCATGACCCAAGTGAAAGCGGTTGGGCGCGGATCCTTGACCCGGAACCACTTTCGGATGTGTTCTGAGAGCGTGTCGCCATCCTCGCGATTGAACAGAGCCAAGCCCTCAAGGATGACGAACAGAACCCACCATAGGCACCAACCGTAGGTGAACCACGCGGGTGCCATCAGTTGCCGCCCGTAGTGGGAACCGGTCCCGTCTTGGGAGGCATAGAGGAACGGGGCACGCCTGTGGGTTCCTCTGTGTTCTCTGTAGGTTCCGGATCCGGAGTCACTTCCGAACTAACGTCGGTCGGTTCAACCGGCTGAGCTGTGTCTGCTGGACGCGGTGTGAGCTGTGGCGCCACGGTGGGAACGACGTCCGGGGTGCCTGCCACCGATGGTCCGGCGGGCAGGCTCGCGAGCCCCAGCACGAGACCACCCGCCGTGCCCAGCACGGCGGCTCCGATCAGGTGTCGGACGACTCTACCGATTGGGCGCCCAAGCAGGGTGTTGGGCAGAGTTCGGCGAGGCTGAGTCCGCGCATGCCGGTACTCCCCAGCCGTAGCGGGTGCGTATCCCTCAAGAGGGAAAGACCGGAGAGAGGAAGTGATTTCCTCGAATTCTCGTGTGTCTGCCGGTCGTGGAATGACTTCCGTATCCAAAGTGGTGGTCATGTTCTGATTGTACCTCACATCGAGTGATTGTGTGCGGAACGCACAGAACCCCCGTACCGCTGAGCGGCCGGGGGTTCTGTGGTGATCGTGAGGTCAGCCCGCGAACGGGTCGGAACCGTTCGGGGTGCTCTCAGGCTCGGAAGTGCTGAGGGCATCCGCGTAGGTGCCCGCAACCATTTCCTCAACCTCGGCAAGCTTGTCCTGAACGTCAGCCTCCTTACGGAGCCTGGCCGCGCGCTCACGGTGAGCCTGAGCGCGCGCGCGGGCAGCCTGATCGCGCGGCGTGTACTTGCGCTTGGGCTTCGTGGTCTGCCCGGTCTCGTTCACGGTCTCGTTCGTGGTCTCGTTCGACACGGTGCCTGTCTCCTCAGGTGCGACAGTGGGGGTTGCAGTCCGCTTACGGGGCGGCATGTTGAGACTCCAGTCTTTCAGGTATGGATGGGGATGTCAAACCTAGGAGGCGAGGATGCACACCCTCAGTTCTACAGGGCACGTGTTGTAAGGCTCCTCAAGGGTGCCTCTCCACACGTAGTGACGACTACCATTCTCCGCAACGTGTTCCGGCTGAGCGGTCAACCCGAGTGCAGAGCCCAAGGTGTCAAGGGCTTCCACACTGTCAAGCTGGATCTCTACTCCAGCAGGGTAGGCATACTCAGTGGGTCGAATGACCACACTGAGTAGCTTTGCGTCATCCGCTTTGCGGATGACCATGGCGAGCATTCGACGTGCAATGCCCATTCGGTCAATCGCGCGGTATGCGTCTGTGGTGTGAGTGGTTTCCTGTGCCATGGTGGCTCCGTTCCCAGACTCGGTGTGTCCGGACTTCCCCAGCCCGGACGCTTACTGTATCACGTTCCGGGCTGGGGAGCGTAGAGCTTACGCGAATGGATCCGTAGGCGGGTGCGCAGCGAGATACTTCCGCGCGAGTGCCTTGTCAGCGTCGGTGGGAGGGTTCAGCAAGTACGGCGGGTTGTTGCCGCCGGTTGCCTGCCCAACCGTGAGACGACCGAGAACCATCGTGTTGCCGCCATTCTCAGAGAGCTTGTTAGCGAGTGCCTGACGGCACTGACTGAGCAAGCCAACCTGAGAAATGAACAGCCCCTCAATCTTGAAACCGTCACCGATCTCGACATGCTTCGTGTGAGGAACCGGCGGGATCTTTTCGGGGGCTCCACCGTAGTGGAGCGTCCCACCATCCAGAACGATCAGATCGGCGGTCATCCGATCCTGTTTCGTTCCCGGACGGAGTCTGTTCGGCACTCCCTTTTCGATGCTCAGTGGCATGATGAGAAGCAACCGACCGTGGATGTCACGGACCCTGGGACGCTCAGCCTGTGGGGCTGGGTTGTCGAACGGATCCGCTCCGATGTCCTGCGATCCCGCAAAGGGATCCTGAGTACCCGCGAACGGGTCAGGCTCAGTCATGTGCATTGTCCCCTAAGGGTAGGTTGCGGTTGACAGAGCATGAGGGGCACAGCGGCACTCGGGTGAGTGTTCCACCCGCTGTGCCCCTCACTACCGGCTTGCAACGACGGCACCCGTACCGGATGTGATGGTCAATCCGCGAGCCCCCATCAATGTGCCGAATGATGGGCGGAGTGCGCTAGGACGGGATCGAACCGCCATCCTCTCGCCATAAGGCGAGTGTTCTATCCGTTGAACTACTAGCGCCATCCTTGCCTAAGGGATGCCTACCCCTTTCCCTCCGGTTAGGCGTCCGGATTCTGGGGTGGTTCATTGGTCACAGATGGTCTATCCTCGTGATGGCAGAGAGCACATCGGCGGTACCACCACCCTTTCATGGAGCGTGATCCGGGGTAGCTCTCTCCGTGCCCACAACGGGGGCATTGCCACGCTGGAGACTTGCTCTGTGACATGTCCTCGGGAGGATCGATGAGCAGAGGAACAAGCTCACCGACTGATTCCTGAATGGGGTAGTCAGGAATCCCAAACTTACAGCGGATCGTGCTGCCACCCGGATTAGCGGGAATTACGTCCCGAATCATGTAGGTGGACACAATGACTACGCGGTCCGCTAGCGCTGTGCCTCGCATCGTGACGGCGATGAACTGCCTAGCCATGAGCGCGAGCCCGTTGCTTGTCCCGGATGTCCTCACCCTGCATGAGGGCGAGCTTGCGAACCTCTGAGGTCTCCCACTTCTCACGCTTGCTGGCAGGGAGTGCATCGTAGGCTGCCCGCAAGGGAGCACGGCGCTCAGCACGGAGCATCCGTGCCGTACTCCACGGGGTGAGTTCGTGACGAACGTCATTCATCTCACGACGCTCACGGTTGCGTCGGTTCCTCCGCTCGCTCATCGACGACCACCACGAGTCCGCTTGCTCTTGATGCCGATGCGGCGAGCACGGCGACCCATGCCCTGTGGTCCGTGCCCGAAACCATCATTGTGCACTTTGCCGACTCGCTCACGGGGTGCCATCCCGAGAACCGCAAGGGTGATTGTATCGAGCACATGACCACGCTTACGTGGAATGTACGTAACCACGCGTCTACCTTTCGGTAAGAGGGGCACCGGGGGTCGCGTGAAATCTGGCAGGACCACGCTGCCACCCCCTGTGGGGGACTGCCATCCCCTGACACTCGGCGGATTTGACGTACCGCCTGAATGTTTGCGCTCCGGTGTGGGATCGAACCACACAATCAACACTGTCCGCCCATTCCTTGCCCGGACGACGTGACAATGTTCCAAAGCTGACGAACCGCCCAGTCAATCAGCTTTCGGAGCCCCAGAGTCGACGCTCACCACCACGCGATTTATCGACTCGGGAACCTCAGGCTATCCTGAGGAAGTTCACGTTTCCACTGTTGACGCTCGCGACGCTTAGAGCGTCGCTTGTGAGATTTGACTTTACTGCCCGTTCCGCAGCACTTGCTACCACAAAACGGTTGGTTGAGTTTTCCTAACATTCTCATGTGGAAAGGGGTGGACTCGAACCACCATAAATGGTCGGAACGTAGGGGTAGTTACTCCCCTCCATTGGGCGCCCGTCCGCCACTGCTCTGCCGATTAAGCTACCCTCCCTTGCACCCCTACCCGTACAAACTCAAAGTAAGCACGGATAGGGGATTGCTCTCCCATCAGGGATCGAACCTGAAACCCACGGAGTAACAATCCGTTGCTCTGCCGATTGAGCTATGGGAGATTGTACGGGGCGTTTATTTGTTTTCTTTAAGCCGCTCAACTCACGGTTTTGGCTACCTATCCGCGGAGGATAGACCTTACGGTTTCGTTGCGGCACCCCTGATTGGTTCCCCTGCCCGCGCAATCCCGAGGAAAGCACGGGCAGGGGTGGAAGCGTAGGACGCTTCCGGTTCCTCCCAAAGAAGCGCGGCACTGTTGCGCGTGGAGCCACCGACACGCAAGGGCATGGCGGACCCTGGGAGGAAGTCTAGGAGTCACACTGTGCAGTTCTCAATTTGCATGTGCTCCGAGGTACTGGCCGCTAGGTGGTTCCCTCGTGCTCTCTGTGGTGGTTGCAGGTGCGAGCCTACCGCACCTTGCAACCCCCGTCAACCGCTACTTTGGATCCAGTTCGGCAAGCCGTGCCATGCCGAGTGCCTTGAGATCGTCGTTCCACTCACCCTTGCCCGTTGCTTCCTGCCAGATGCCAGACAGTTCCTTGGGGCTGGAGGCGACACGGATTCGGCCACGCCAGTACGCTTGCGCATCCTGTGCAGCGGCCAATGTGGCTTGGCTAGGCTTCCCACATCCAGCACACACCCACATTCCACCCTGTTCCGGATCAGAACGCCATGGCTTACCGCAACCCTGGCAATAAGGACTCGGCTCCTGAGGGGGTTCAGGAACGGGCTGGGGAGTCGGCTCCTGAACGACGATGACTAGCTTGGGTTTCGGTGTGGTAGGGCATGTGCGGGCATTGTGGCCAACCTCTCCGCACTTGCCACACTTACGACCGGATGTCTTTCGGGCGGGCATAGGCTTACCGGTCAGCTCAGCCTTTACCCGTGCGACGTGCTCAAGCACAGTGATTCCGCACACCACACAGCGCGGACCGGTAAAGCTGTGCTCAGTGCATGGCTCCACAGGCTTTTGCACAGGCTGTGGACTGGGCTCGGGCTGTGGACTGGGCTCGGGTGCCAAGTCCTCCGGCTGGATGGGTTCAATGGAAGCCGGTCCGGCGAGCGCTTCCTCTGCTGAAACGAAAGTAGTCGGCTCAACCGTAATCGTGAGACATTCGCCGCACACCGCACACTGTCCGGCTTCCGTCTTTACTGGGTGCTTACACGGTCCGGGCTCAGCAAAGATGTTCGTGACAGGCGTGCCCTCTAGAATCCTCATCAAATCGGAATCGGGTGGCGCTGACTGAGCAGACTCGTTAATGACGTCATCCCGGAAGTCTGCACCCTCAAGCATGGCATCGTCGTGAATGACCGGAACAGGAATCGATGCACCCTTGATATTCAGTCTACGGTGCATGAGTCGAATTGCCTTAGCAATTTCGTAACCCGTGACCAAGTCAAGGAAATCGAGAGTGGTCAGCCCTTCCCCAAGTGGAATGCGGATGTTGATACCTACACGCGGGTCAAGGTCGGGATGAATGAGCCCACCCGCACAGTTGTTCTCGCTATCCCAACGGACAGAGTTAGCGTATACGGCTAGCTGCACTTCCACTTGTTCCCGGTGCAACCGTCCCGTTTTCTTGTCCCCCACGATGACCTTGCCCCCGATGTCATACGTGACTTCCTCGGGAGTGCCAGGGTAGAACGTGACGGTAGTGCCCTCAGGGATGCGGTACAGATGGTCAAGAGTTCCGGCGGCAACAAGCTCAGTGTTGACGCAGTCAATCTCACTGCCGACAACCTCAAGCCCGGTACGCTTGAGCGCGAGTGCATAGCTGAGTACATCCGCATTGAGAGAAGCAAACACATTGTCAGGAGCGTCAGGCTCAGTCCACCTGTGGATGGCGGTTCCCCAATTAGCCTTTTCACTCATCTTGGCTCGCTCTAGGGCAGCCTCAATGAACCTGTCAAGCCGTCTGTCCCCGTACTCCATACCAGCGACACACGCGGCAATATCCATGTGTCCAGCAACAGCAAGCGCGATATGCCTACCGCGCCACACGTCCAGTCCTCTACTGCTGGACGCAAGCCCTGCCAGAGTTGTCACACTGACATGAGGAACAATCTCACCGTTCACCTTGATAAGTGGACGTCGATGGTAGTCCCGGTAGAAGTCTTGCGCTGGACTATCGAATATGTCTTGTTCGATAGTCACAGACGGATCAAACACATCCTCAATCATCAGTCACCCTCAGATAACGTACGGACCGGGCGGGGGAGGTGGGCACCGTTTAATTACGGATTCCGGATAGATTTTAGGTCCACCACCCGGAAGTGGGATCCAGCCGGAATCGCGCAATCCGCGCCCATGAACGTCCACCAATTTCGGGAAGTTCCTCGGGACAGGAGTGCCAACCCCCCTTCCTCCCTCAATGACACGTCTTGCGCCACAGTCACAAATATGATATTCGCGCCCATCGACCCATTGCCATGTCGGGTCACGGTGGACATGAAACCACCGCATAATAATGCGAATCATCCTTGGTATCCTCTCGGCTTAAATGTCACGTACCACGCTTGGAATCCGCTACTTGACCACAAATCATTTCGTGGAGTAGTGGACCTATTCTTTGGTGATTGTGGAGTCTTATAGCCCGATTCCACACGCCATACTGCAAGCACACACTTAACACACCTGCATGTCGGATCGTTGTCTCTTTTGATTTCATTGCACGGACGACATGAGGGAGTCAGGTTCCATCGTGCGCGCCTAGGTCCACCTTTAGACCTAGGAACGATGTGATCCCAAGTAGTAGCAGGCTTGCCACAGTAATGACATACCAAGCCCTTTTCATATGGAAATGCCATCACCTGTCCAAGAGTCTCGACGTAAAGAAAACAGAGAGAGCGTCGGAAACCTCACCCTTTGACATTCCGGGCTTGAGAGTGAGTCCATACATTGCCGCTGTGTTGAGCTGTGCGGTAGTAGGTTTCTGTCCCCGTTGCCTCCATGCCGATGTCCGCTTACTGACCGAGTAGTCTCCCGCTTCCTCATTAGCCATTTGCTCAGCCCAAGACATTGCTAGTGTCTGCTCAATGCCCTTTTGAATCCAGATACCGCCCTTAACCGTTCGCTGAGAACACTTACCAAGGTCCACTAGCCCAGTCTCACGGTAAGTAGCATTAGGCCAGAGGAAATAAATGTGATCCTTGGTGGTGAGGAACCACTTCCCCCGCCGCGTCTGCAACCACGCGGACGACGAACGAGCGAACAAGTCGACATCAACGAAGGTGATTCGTCGTGCCTCCCTGTGCTCGCGCTCTGCTTCCTCATTCTCCATACGCTGTGCAGCATCGGCGTAGGACTCTCCGGGCTGGATCTCAATGGGCTTGCTGGGGCTGAGGTCCTGGAGGCTTGCAAGAGTGTGCTTGGTTGCTGCCCCCGCAACATCCAGCACAAGTGCATCTTTCTTGCTGGGGTGTGTCCTCAGGATCCGTCCGACCATTTGAACGAACAGCCCAGCACTCTTGGTCATGCGCGCGATAATCGCGCATGAGACCATCGGTTCGTCCCAACCCTCCGTGAGAACCATGCAATTGCACAGTATCTTGGTTACCCCAGCCCGGAAGCGTGCGTAAACCGGTGCACGCTCCTCAGGAGTCATGGCGCCCGTGATCGTCTCGGCAGTGATGCCCGCATCCCGGAATGCGTCTTGGAACATATACGCGCTTGCCACGGTGGGAGCAAAGAGGACGGTAGGACGGTTGTCCGCTTCCTCAAGCCAACCCTTGACCACAGCATCGGCGGCTGAGGAATCCTCCAGTGCATCGCCTAGGTCAGTGCCTTGGAAGTCTCCACCTGAGACCTTGACGGACTTGAGGTCAAGGTCAGGAACCTCAATAGTCTTGCCCTTGACATCACAGAGGTAACCGTTACCGATCATCCACAGGATTTCAATGGGATTGATGATGTCCTGCCAGACGTCACCAAGTCCGCGCTTGTCCTCCCGGGACATCGTCGCTGTGAATCCAGCGGCAGGGGTAGAGTCGAAACACCCAAAGTGGTGGAGGATGTTGACGTATGACGGGGCGGCTGCATGGTGACATTCATCGACCACCACGAGACCAACGGACTCCGGAGGAACTTCCTGCCGTCGGTTCTCACGCGCGAGTGTCTGAACACTCCCCACGATCACGTCAGCCTCTGTCTCCCTCCGGTCAGCCTTGATGAGCCCTGACCGGAGGGAGGGAGCGATGGTGTGGAGCTTGCTCAAGGTCTGCTGTGCAAGCTCATCCCGGTGCACAAGCACCATGGGACGCTGAGCACGCTCAACGGCGCGAGCGCACATGTGAGCGAATTCAACTGTCTTACCGGATCCCGTAGGTTGCACTGTGGCGGGACGAAGCATCCCGCCGGACCAAGCACTCTCGAAAGCACTTAGGGTGTCAGCCTGATAGCCTCTGAGATCCAGCATCCGTGTCATGTCACACACCATACCGCAAACGGTTCAGGTACGCATCCCACTCCGCGTTTTCATCCTCGATTGCTCGGGCAGTGCGTTCCTCGATTGCCGCCGTTGCCTCATCGTAGGTGGCAAGCAGGATCCGGCGACGATCGCGCTTGTCCGCCACTTCCTGAGCGCGAGCGTCGTCCGGAGACATGTGGAAGTAGCTTGACGTGCTCATCTCGTGAGCAGAGTCACGAACACTGCTCAGCCGCTCCATCCTGCCCAAGTCATCCATCAGGCTGACACGGAGCATTTTGAGGTCAGCGACTCGTTTCTGTTCAATGTTGATAAGTTGGTTTCTGTGGTCAGTTTCCTTTTCTCCGGGCACGTACATTGTGGTTGTCCTTCCGTGGTGGTGAGTTGTGAACGGGCGCCATCCTATCACACGTGTCAAGTCCCCAGCCCGGACGCACCGGGCTGGGGACTCGCTCAGTCAGGTTCCGGCGTCTAGCTCCCCTCTCCCATGAAAAGCAGGGTCAATCATCCTTCCCAGCAACCGCGCTAGACAGTTGCCATGGCCACCAATACTTGTCCATCCACCTGTCCCACGCTGGGGTGTCTACTCGTGGTTCACGTGGTGAACCCACAGGTGGTTTAGCTTGCGAGTAACCTGTCTCAGAGCTTGCCTCCAGTTCCTCAATGTGGTCCGGGCACAGAACTATCATGAGCCCTCCCACATCCTTCCGATAGCCCGCACGGTCACAGGCTAGCCAACAGTAGTCCCAGGGCTCTGCACTCCAGCCGAGTGACTGGAGTGTGGAAGGGAGAGTGTAATCACTCATCGACGTTATCCAAACTCCCATCGGCCCCACAATGGGGGCATGCGTACACGTGTTTAATTCTTAAAAACCACCCCATAGCGTGCGCATTTACTAGCACTTTGCACATGCAAGCGCTGCACTGATAAATACTAGACTGCGCGGCTTGCCACGCGTTACACACGTTTACCCCATCCTCCCCGATTTGCTATCAACCAACTTTGAAAGTTAATCATGCTGTGTCTGTACTCTTCTAGTTCCTCGATACACCCTCCGTATAGCACATCCGCTAGTTCCTCTTGCCTGTGACGTTCGGCCCGGTACTCGCTGACTAACCACGCGTGGTATGTGGAGCATGCCGCGTGTGAGCTAGTGCAGCGAGCACCGGGCCGAATCAACTTACCAACCCATCTTGCTCAGGCACACGGGGCCGATCCCGTTTGCAACTGACTCTGGATTGGTGAGGTCACGTCCACAGATGCAACACGTCACGTAGACATCACCGAACGCCTTAGCAACCTCAGGCGTGAGGCGCGTACCGTGCTCGCGCAAGGTGCGCACTCCGCCCGGAACGTAGGACCATCCGGACTCCGTGCGAACCTTAACGTAGGGCTTCCGGGAGTCTGCACCGATGAACACACGGTAGATGTCCCAACCGATCCGCGCGGACCGGTTCGGCAACTGCCACAAGCTCTTTTCGGTCAGGTCTTCCATCGGAACGAGCGTAGCAACGGGCGGGGGAGGCGTGACCGGACTGGGCTCCGATCGACGCTGTGAGCACGCGCGCACGTGAGCAACGGTCGTGTTCTGAGTCTTGCAGTGTCCGCAAATCATCTTTGACTTGCCTCCCTAAGTGGTGGTGGGAGCACAAGTGTAGCACAAGCTGAGGGCTCCGTGTCTACCCCTGACGACTCGTGTCTACGCTTGTCTACTCCTGACGACACCCGGTAGGCTAGCCCAGCGCACAGCCGATCATGGGTGCGCATCCCGGACAGAAACGGACATACCATGGCAAGGATTCCAGGTGGGGTACTAGTGGTGGATTTCGTGATAGATCCCGCCGCTGTGGCGCGACTCAGGGCATACCTCAATGCTCTGGAGTCACTTGCGCATGCTCTGACGTATCTCGCGCACGGACAGGTTCCGTGCGAAGGTCAGCACGATTCGGAGTCGTGTTCCCTCTGTAAGGCAAAGGTGTGATGACCGAGCCAAAGCTCTTGACACGCGAGGAAGTTGCCGAACGACTCAAGGTTTCTCTACGTACGGTGGATAGACACCGGGAAGCGGGCAGACTGAGCACCATTCGCATAGCGGGTAGCAACGCCGTTCGTTGCCTTGAGGATGAGGTAGACGCGCTACTAATTGAGGAGTCAGTTAGTGAGTGATCTAATCACTATCACTGAAACGTGCCGCTGTGGAGGATCTACTACAGTTGCGGTTCCTACCTCAGAGGAAGCACGCACACTCATTCAAATTTGGCGTGGTGTGCATTTGTGCATGAGTGCAGAACTAAAGGACTCACACAAATCCGGTTCCGGATCCGCTACCACTATCGGGTTTCATCGGCAGTGGGATCATGACACACGCACACCTATAGTTAGGGAGTCAAATGCTATTCAATGATCCCCCAGCCCGAGACGTCAATGAGGGATGTTTTGAGTTACCAAGTGTCGGCGCGCGGTTCTACCTTGGGCTTCCGGGAGTTGACTCGCTGAGGACCACCCTCCAGCAGTTGCGAGCGAACCGGCTTCCTCTCGCCTGTGACATTGAGACATTCGGGCTGGGGGGTGACGCACTCCGCATCAAGTCCGTAACCTTCGCTCATGAGACATGTGCTTGGGTGTTCGATCCTCGGGACACAGTGCAGCGTCGGTACATCGATGCTGTGTTCCCATTCGTGCCCACCCTCGTGTTTCACAACTCACCCTTTGATGTGCCGTCCCTCGTGCGTAATCACCTCATGAGTGTGGAGCACGTGAACAAGGTTGAGGACACGCTCATTTATGCACGATTGGCTGATCCCGATGAGCGCTCTCCCAAGAGTCTTGAAAAGGCTGCGGACAAGTACCTTGGTGGGGAACATCACGACAACGAACTACTCGCCGCATTCAAGCGGTTGGGACTGACTAAGGCTGAGGGATTCTATCGATTTGACCTTGACCGGCCGATGTACGCTCAGGGTGCAGCGATTGACGCTATTGTCACGGCGCGTCTTTTGCCGCGCGTCAAGCTTGCCGCACTGAGCCGACTGACCACGGGGCACCCTTACACAGCGAACGGGGTAACGGGGGATGAGGCTAAGCGATTGGCCTTTAGAGAGCAACGGATTAATAGGATCCTTCTCAGTCGATCCTGCCGTGGCTTGCATGTCGATTTGGATTATCTTGAGGAGTACAGAGAACGAACCACCGCCCATGCTGAATCAATTGCTGTTGAGCTTAAGGGACTGGGAATCACTCCCGGAAACGGTAATCACCTCACATCGTGGCTGGAAAAGAATGGGCACCTACCCAAGGATTACCCGCGTACTGAGAAGACTAAGCGTCCGTCCGCTACAGCGCGGCATCTAGAGGGCATCAAGCATCCGATTGCTGCAAAGTTTGTGGAGTGGAAGCGGATCAGCAAGGTTGAGGGTGACTACCTCAGCAAGGTTGCGGAACTGTCCACTCTATCGGGTGGCACGCTGATTCACCCCACCGTGAATATCCTTGCTGCCACCACAGGCAGGATGAGCATGGGTGACCCGCCGTTGCACCAATTCTCAGCCCCAGCCCGGGGCATTATCGTTCCGGATCCGGGCGACTCGTTCAGCTCAATTGACTGGAGTCAGATTGAGCCTGTCATCATGGCCAACGTCGCGGGTGAACTGGGGGTGTTGGAGCCTTACGAAGCGGGCACCGGTGACCTGTATACGACCATCGCTAGTTGGGCTAAGGTCACGCGTAAGGAAGCCAAGGTCATCCTTCTAGCTCAGCTCTACGGGGAGGGAGTCAGCAAGCTTGCGCGTGACCTAGGCATCCCAGAGTTTGATGCTCAACAGTTGCGTATGAGAATCATGGGAGCCGTGCCCAACATGCAAAGGCTCATGTGGAGACTCCGTGACTTGGGCGAGCGCTATCAAAAGGTATTCACACTGTCCGGTCGAATCCTTGGCATCCCGATGGGCAGGGGGTTTGATGGTGGACCACCCTCGATTGCCACTCACAAGGCTATCAACTACTTTGTGCAGGGCTCTGCGTATGACGTACTGGCGGAAGCTATCATCTCACTAGATGAAGCTGGATTGAGTCCATACGTCTATCTCACTATGCACGATGAACTGATCGTGTCAACTAGTGTTGCTGAGGAAGTCCAGCGAATCATGCAGACTCCACCCCCTAGACTCATCACCTTGGCAAAGCGGACTCCGATCCTGCGCACTGACCGTGCGGACTTGGGCGAACGATGGGCGGCTGCATAATGGGTAGCGGGATCAAACCAGGAACGTACAAAGCGTATATAGCTAAAGGTACAGTGATATTTGGTCCACCCGACATTAATGAAACGCTCATTCATCAAATGTGGGTTATGCGTGTTCGTAAGACGTATCTAGACGGTACGTCACGCGTGCTTGTCAATGTTTCATTTAGTACCTGGGATAAAGCCATGATTTCAGGTATCGCGTGGGTGAGGCATTTTCGGAGACTGCAAGCTCAGAGGACTGCATAACATTGATAACACATGACCGATTCGTTAACGCGTTCGGTATCACCCCACCTGGGAACGAGGATGAGCTAGTTCGTGTCATCAAGGGTGGTGTGAAATCCGGGTTTGCCGTGGTTCTCAACCACCCTGGCACTAAGCGTCCACTGTGCACTTTGACCGCTAGGCAAGCGACCATGGCGGACAAGGAAGCAATGGAGCTTGCCCGATCATCGGGTCATCCACGTTGGGACCGTGTTAAGCACGCGTGCGGACTCGCTCACGCGCTCACGGATCCAGCCATAGCGGATCGTGTGTCACGACGACTCATCAAGCTCCACGGTCGGGTCAATCTGGGTGTTCAGCTTGCCCAATCGCGTGTGCTTGTGGTTGACGTTGATACTCCTGTGGAGCGGGATGCGTTCCTCGCTTACTGGGAAGCACAAGACGGACCTAGTGAGCATCGTGGGTTTACTGTTTCGAGTCCCGGTGCACAAGACGAATCCGGAGTCTGGGTGCACAAGGATGGCGGGCACTTCTACTTTGAGGTTCCTGCTGATTGGCTGCCCCCGGCGGGGGCTCAAGTCCTGAAACACCCTGACGGCTGGGTGGCAATGTGGGGGATGGCACAAGTACTCGTGCCACCCTCTGTCCGGCCGGAGGGTGCCTACCACGTCACCGGTCAGAGCTACCGGGCGCCCGGGTGGTTGCTGGACGTCTGTGCAGCTCACAGCGCCACCGTGGCGGCACGGCGCGAGCGGGGACGGCTCTCGGTAGAGGGTGGCTCGGACATCGACGCGTGGGCGGCTGCAACGCCCTGGGAAGCCCTACTCGGGCCGGACGGCTGGAGTCCCACGGGCTTAGTCGACACGTGCTCATGCCCTGTGTGGACGGCACCGGGCGGGCATGCCAGCCTCAAGAGCGCCACAGCTCATGATTTGGGGTGCTCGCGGTTCGACCAAGACGGAGGACACGCACCACTGCATGTGTGGACGGACAATCCTCCGGACTTCCTCATTGAGTACTGCCGGATTCGCAAGACGCTCACGAAACTGACGTATGTTGCGCTCCGTGACCACGAGGGAGACAACACACGTGCCCTCAGGGCTCTCGGGCTGATCGGTGCAGACGCGTCGGAACTGCCCTCTGTGGACTGGAGAGCGGACAACGCATTGCCCGTGGCCACGGAGCCCCCGCCGTCCCGCTTGAGCGATCCTGAGGCATCCTCAGGGCTCTCGGGTGGTGATGCGACCGACCCTTTTGGGGATCCTGGCACCCCCTCTGACCTTGACGTCTCATCAGGGTTCGTCTCGTCTCATGAGGATTCATCGGGTGAGACGGAGCCTGAGGAAGCCCCACCTGATCCCGTTGACAAGCTGATAGCGGAGTGGCTGACCGCCGATGAGCTTGACTCGATTGCCGACCCTGACCCTCTCGTGACGGGTGTGCTGGACCTTGACACCCTCACGCGGATGGTGGGCAAGTCTGGTCACGGTAAGTCATTCCTAGCGCTGGATCTCGGCGGGCACATTGCGACGGGTCGACCTTGGGCGGGCAAGCCGGTCCGGCAGGGGAGGGTGTGCTATGTGGTCGCTGAGGGTGCCCGAGGATTCAAACGACGCATCAAGGCTTGGCAGGATTATCATGACATCAAGCTAGAGGATCAATTTCTGATCCTGCCACGTCCGGTGCAGGTTACTGATTCCGAATCCTGGAGAATCCTTGTTCTGGCATTGCATCGACTCAAGCCCTCATTTGTGGTGCTGGATACTCAGGCTCGTATCACTGTAGGTGCTGAGGAAAACTCAGCTAGGGATATGGGCATCGTGGTGGAGCGGTGTGAGCAAATCCGACGCGCCACAGGAGCTTGTGTCATGCTCGTTCATCACCTTGGGCACAAAGGCGATGAGGGTAGAGGCTCTACAGCAATGATCGGAGCCGAGACAACTGAGATTTTGGTCAAAAAAGACAAAGATAAGCGGATAGAGGTCACGAACCCTAAGCAAAAAGACGCGGAAGAATTCGCACCCATCTATTTTGACCTCACACCACATGACAATTCGGCTGTGCTCACTACAGTCGATCCATTTGACGCCGCTGAGGAGAAAAAGCAGACTGTGGTCATGGGTGACGTGCCCGAGGATGCTGATTTGGCCATCAAGATAGCTAGAGTGCTGTACTTCTATGGAAGTGCTCGCTACGGGCTCACTAGAACCGCAATACGTGAGTTTGGCATTGAGTCTTTCGGATTCGATGGCTGGAGTAAGTCTCAAGTGTCCAAGGTAGTGAAAAAGTGCATTACGGATGAGCTACTGGAGGAAACATCCAGTGCACGAGTCGCGCTGACACCAAAGGGCTATGCAAAGTGGGAACTGGACCCTAGCGAGGCTGGATCGCTCGCGGGCACCCCAGCCCCCGCCCGGTCGAACGATGATCCAGATGAGGACTGAAAATCTCGCATGTTGAGACGAACGAACGAATCGGACAGGGGGTGCATGATCGTGAGACGAGACGAGACGTTGCAGCTCAGGCGGTATATGGGATCTTGGAGGGCTCACAGGAAACTCTCAGGGTTCGTCAGGGTTCGTCAAAATATGAGTAAACCGGACATTGATCTTGTTTCGTCTCATGGGAGGAATCCCGAAAATCGGACACGAATCGAGATCATGGCTCTAGAAAATCATGCCTCTGACCTGCAATGTCTCATCAGGATTCGTCAGGATTCGTCAAAATTCACAACCGTCTACGTTGGCTCGTCTCATGGCACCCCCCCCCTAGAAGGGGGTGCCATGAGACGAGACGAGACCACGGAAGGAAGATCATGGCCGCTACAGCCATCATCAACCGCGTCCCGGGGGCTGGGGAGCGCTACCGACCACCCTGCCGGGCGGGGGCTCATCGAGTCCGGAGTGTGATCGGACTGGATGGTGGGTGCTTCGCTGTAGGACATGCTAGACGTCCTAGAAGCACTTTGAGCAAGCTTAGGGGTGTGCTTGCTCAAGTTAGACGTACGTTCGTTAGTAATGTGCTCGTTGTGGGGAAAGAGTTGTCTAAGGACGTGTCCCAGAGTTCTCAGTCTACTTTCAGAATCATTGTCGATTTGGTGAGGTTCGATGCTCAGATATCATTGCTATTTGCAGTGACTGTTGCGGTTGTGTCCACCTCTATGCTTGGGTACATAGGAGTATGGTGATGAATGAATTTGTGCACCCGTATGTGGATACGTTTATCATTGGACACCCTAAGCCTAAGGGATCCATGAGAGCCTTTGTTCCCAAAGGTTCGCGTAAAGTGGTAGTGCGTGAGCAAGTCTCAGGCTCTAAGCCATGGCGGGATATTGTGGCACTGCACCTGATTGAGTGGACTGCTCGTGGTGCTTTCCCCATTGAGTCACCTGTAGAGGTGAGATTACATTTCAGAGTGCCAAAGCCTAAAACTAGTAAGCGCAAGTTTCCCACGAGTCAGCGTGATGGGGACATAGATAAGCTGACACGAAACATGCTTGATGCCATGGTGGATGCTGGCATCCTGCGGGATGACTGCTACGTGGTTAGGCTATTGGTGACTCAGGACTACACCGAACCTCACACTATGGATGGGGTGCGGGTATTGGTGATGTCTCGCGTACCGGGGTAGTCTCGATGAGAGTTTCCCAGAAAGGGGGTAGGTGGTGGGCAAGAGACCTGAGCTTGAGGGACGGGCGGCACGCCGAGTAAACAAGCTCATCCTCAGCACCACGGATGTGTGCATACTCTGTGGCCATCCCGGTGCCGATGCCATCGACCACGTCATCCCACCCAAGCGTGGTGGTGACAAGTATTCCATTGAGAACAAAGCTCCGATCCACGGAGTCAAGGGGTGTCCCTACTGCGGACGCAAGTGCAACAATGAGAAGAGTGACAGGCTACTGACTGAGATACAAAGTATGGGTTGCTCAAGGGATTGGTGGGTGAGAGACGAATAGCAAATTAACGAGACAACACAAAATAAAAATGAAACTCTGCATTTTTTGAGAAAAATCATGACTGCCAGC